TAGGATTTTAAAAGCTGGCAACGCAGGAAGATTACTTTAAAATAAAAAAATAACGGAGGTTATTAAAAATGGCTATTACACAGGGAACTAAACTCTCTAGTAATATTACGGCTGCAGCAACTAGTGCAACGCCAGGTCAAGCTCCTGATAGAAGAAAGTTATACGATTTTAGTGATCGAGTTGCTGAATTGGCTCCTGAAGAATCACCATTCTTCGTATACTTGTCTCAGGTTGCAAAAAACCCTACAGATGATTCTGTCTTTCGTTTCTTAGAAAATCGTTCTAAGATTGATTGGACTAGTCGTAATTTTAAAATTGATTTAGCCGCACACGTTAACGGTGGTAGCGCAGTAGCAGCTGGAAGCTCTTATGCTTTTACAGTTGATGCTAACGGTGCTGCAGTTGACTGGCTAATCAAAGGAATGGTTTTTGCAGTAAATACAACTACTGGCGCGGAAACAGCTGGCTATGCTCAAACTCTAGTAAGAGTTGAAAGTTCAGTCTCAGCTGGTGCGGCTGAAAGTTCATTTACTGGAAAAGTTATTGACGTTTCAAATGCAAACGTCACTGGATATAATGTTATATCTGACAATGATGATTGTCAGGTTATTGGAACAGCATTTGCTGAAGGCTCTGCCTCTCCAGATGTTTGGTCAGGTGAGATTGAGGATGACTATGGTTATACTCAAATCTTTAAAACTGCTTGTGAACTTTCTAACACAGCAATTGCAACTCGCTATCGCGGATATGCAAACGAGTTTGAACGCATTTGGGCGACTAAACTTCGTGAACATAAAGTTGATATTGAGCGTGCAATGTTGTTTGGACAAAAAGCAAGAGTTGGTGGAATCCAGTATAGTGAAGGGCTTGTTGGGCATATCGTAAAGAATGCTAATCCAACTGCTAATGATGCAGCTCTTGCATATACAAGTGGAGCACCTTACTATCGTAGCGTTGCTCAAAGTGAAATGACTTACGACCGCCTATTAGGCGACTTAGAAGTTATTTTTGACCCAGCTCGTGGTGGGTCATCAGACAGGCTAGTGCTTGCTTCTCTTCCAGTTATAACATTCTTTAACAAATTAGGTGATGGTGCTTTCATGGATGCTTCCATGGGTTCTGCTGCTAACATGGTTAATCGTTATAACTTTCAAGAAAGAGAAGGTGCTTTCGGTCATAAGATTATGACTATTGATACCGTTCACGGTACAATGCACTTAGTAAAAGAACCATTATTTAGAGGTCAAGCTTCTGGATTCATGCTTATGGCTGATATGAGCAAATGTCAATATCGCCCATTAGTTGGAAACGGTTTAAATCGTGATACTCATATTATTACTAACGTACAAAACTCTGACGAGGACTTACGTAAGGATATGATTGTTACGGAAGCTGGTCTTGAAATCACACTTCCAGAGAGCCATGCTCTTTTCGAAGTGGAAGCAGCGTAAGGAGGTATGGAATATGATAACTAATATTCTAAATAAGAATAGTGGAGAATTTCAAGAATACATTAATCAGAATGTAACTGTACACTCCGCAACAACAGCGTTAGATGCTACTGGAATAGACGCAGACCATAAGATTTTTACGTCTGGTGTCTTAGCAGGAGCGATTACGTTACCACAAGCAACCGTTGCAAACGCAGGTATGATTGTAGAAATATACATAACTGCTACAGTGGCTACCGATGCTAGTTGTATGTTTGGATTTGCCGATGCAGGTAGTACTGTATTTGGTGGTTTAATCATGACAAGTATCACCAATGGTGCAGCTGGAAAAGAAGTAGTTGCAAGAGGTGTCACCGCTAATTCAAAAAGAATAGTACTTGATGCCAATGCAGTTGCTACGGCAGGTGGTGCTTTAGGTTCTTGGTATAAAATTGTATACCAAGGAGCGAATAAGGCATGGGTTACTGGCTTAGGACTTATTACAGGTACTACAGCTTCACTCCCAGCAGCTGCTTGTTCGACTACTGATGGTGTTGATGCATAACCCGAATAAATAAGGGTAAACAGATTTGGATTCTGTGGGGCTATTCTAAAAAAGTTTAGCCCCGAAAATCCTTATTAAAAAATTTATAAATTAAAGAAGAAAGTTTTAAAATGAAAAGTAAATATCAAGACGATCAAAAACTAAACTTTGGAAATGATTTTTCATTGTTTGCTGTAGAAGATCTTACGGTTGCTATTGAATTGACTGCTGAAGATAGTGGTAAATTTTACACTATTGACTCTGCAGGTGGAGCTTATGAGATTACACTTCCATCTCCAACTAGAGGAATAAGATACGATTTTGTTGTAAAAGAACATACTCCAACTGGAGCAGTAACAATTAAAGCTACTTCTGCAATAATCTTTGGTAGAGTATTAGAAGGCGAAGTTGACACATCTAGTGATGCTCCTGGGTCTGATGCAGATGGTACTGGAAAAACTAATTTTATTATAGGAACTTCTGCTGTTCAAGGCGATTCGTTTAGATTAGTTTGTGACGGCACTAGTTGGTATGCTCAAGGTGTTACTGCTCTTGATGGTAGTGTAACTGTATCTTAATAGGAGTTAATTATGGCTGTTTATGGTAATGTAAAAGTAAAAGTAATGATACATGATGCTACTCCAAATATAGAGACTGCTGCTGTTGGTACAATGGCAAGAGATATTAAAGACCATATAGATACTTTAGATTCAACAAACAATGAAGTTTTATCAATCACTCATACAGCTCTTAGAGGCGATAGAGTGTTAACTGTAATTGCTGGTGGGACTTAATGCCTAAGTGTCAACATTGCAAAAAGCCAAATAAAGAAAATTGGTTTTATTGTAGAGGTTGTGGTGAAAGAGCATCGGCTCCAAAATTCACAGTAAACTCTTGGATGAGAAGTGACATAGCAAAAAGGACTGATATGGAATTTGGTACTACAGATATGAAAAGTAGTATAGAAAGATTTAGTAATGGGTAAATTTGGTAAAGGATTAAAAACTGTTTCCAGTCGTACAATGACTGGAGGAAAAGGGAATTCAAATGATGTACAAAAAGCCAATGGCAAAGAAAAAGAAAAAGAAAAAAGTTACAAAGAAAAAAGGTAAGAAGAAGTAATTAAATGGCAAATTTTGACGCACAAGTAATAGAACTAGTTGGTACTACTTATACTACTGACCAAGATGCATTAAATCAATTTATAACTGAAGGAGCTAATGAAGTTATAAATGCTATGCCTCGCGCTATTATGGAAAGAGTAGCTAAGGAGACTGCTGTTGTTGACGGCACAACTTCATCTGAAGGTCATAAAATATTACACGTACTTAAAAATGATGGTACGATAGATCAGCCTTGCAGATTAGTTTTAGCTAGTAAAAGAGGTAGGATTCAAGATTCTTCTGATATGGAATTTGCTACAAGCTCAGACCCTGCTTATTATATACAAGATGGAAAGATAAATATATTTCCAAATGGAAATGGGTTAATGGTTTCTATGCCTACATACAGCCAGTCTTCTCCTATAGATGCTAGTGCTAGTGGCACTATAGCAAATTTTCCAAATGAGTATGAATACTTAGTTGTATTATATGCAGCAATTAAATCTCTTCAACAAGTTTTAAATAGTATTGTATTAGCTGATGCTAGTATATCTTATTCAAATGCTTCTGTTGGAGATGGAATAACTGCTGCTGTAGATTCTATTACAATTGCACCTACGGATGCAGCAGGAACTGGTTCAACAGCTTCAGCGGCTTCTTCTTATACAAAACCTACTGTTGGTGGAAGTGCGACTGAACTAACCGCTGTTGACCACTTAGACGTTGAAAATGCTATAGATGATTATGATGGAAACTCAATAGAAGTAGATCAATGGTTTGCAACTTTAGCACATTTTATAGAAGACCAAGAAGATTCTGAATTAGCTCAACTTCAAATATCTAAAATATCTTCATATATAAACGCTTTTCAAGCAGAAGTCCAAAGTGCTCAATCAGCTATGCAAGCAACTATTGAAGATGCAAGGCAATCTACGCAAGCATCTATTGCAACAGCTGGTGACGCAACAAGAGCATCGATTTCAAATGCGCAAAATGATGTTCAAGCTTCTATTCAAAAAATGCAGTTATCAACACAAGCATCAATACAAAAAATGCAGTTATCTACTAATGTAAATATTACAAATGCTGCTAAAACAATGGAAGCTATAATACAAGATTATTCTGCTTTAGTTACAGAAAAAACAAATGAATACAATTGGGCTTTAGGTCAACAAGGAAAATTACAAGTTGATTACGATAAAGGTATTCAGATAATGAGAGGTGCATAATGGCATTTACTCCAGTAACATTAAATACATCTCCTTCTTTTAGTTTAGTAACATTACCTTTTCCAAGTTCTAGTGATGCTACTTGTGATACAACAAGCGGAGATGCTACAGTTGCAATGGATAGTACAAGTGCTATATCAGCAGAAATGAATATAAGTGGAACTGGTATTCCAGCTAATACAAAAGTTTTATCAATAACAAATTCTACTACTTTTGAAATGACTAAAAATGCAACAGCTAGTAATACAAACACAACTCTTACTTTTACTGGAGCTTTGTGGGCTGGAGTTACATTACCTACAACAACTAATTGGATTGCACCAGGTGCTGATACAAGAGCTTGGAATGTTATAGCAGTTAACTGGGAAGATGAGACAAGAGAATATAATCAATTTGGATATCTTGGAAAGGACTCTGACTAATGGCAGTGCATAGCTTAACAGTAAAACAAATAATATCTAGAGTGCGACAAGCTTTTCCAGATGCTCCAGAAAATTATATAAAAAATTTAATTAACGAAGCTTTAGTTGAACTAGGTAAGTACAATATTAAAATTGAATATGCTAAAACAACTACAGTTGCAGATCAACAATGGTATACACTAAGTGATTCTAATTCTGGAATAGAAGTAAATAAAGTTTACAGAGTAGATTTTATGGATTCATCTGGAGATTATGTAAAAATACCTAGATTGCTTAATAATGAAGTACAAACAATGGATATAGACTAATGGCTAGTAGTTACAATAACCCAGAAGATTATATTGCTTGGTTTATAACTGGAGACCATATTGCTATTGTTACTACAAAAGGTAGTGATAGTGATACAATTCACCAAAAAGAAGGTGACTATAAACCTATAGATGAAGCAGTAACGAATGGTGTATTAATACATTATTCAGGTGAACCTGATGCGGTAACAACTTTAGATAGCGTTCCAGATATTGATAATACAATGCATTCGTCTTTAATAGACTATGTAAAATTTAGATTGTACCAGGATAAAGCTGGAACTGTTGCTGACGGAAATATAGCTGCTGTATCTATGAATATGGCTAGAGCTCATGAATCAAAATGGGTAGAGTCTACAAAAAGATTTGGGATGAAAAAAAGGGATAAGACTGGCGGCCCTCGAAGAATAATGCCAGCAGATTTAAGATAGCCCTAGAGGCGGTGGTGGAGGTTTAAGGAGTATAATATGGCTTTTCCAGAGTTTCAGACAAAAGAAGTTTTAAACAAAGTTTTAAATAGCGGACAGGATGCGTTAAATGTAGACCTATCTGACTCAGTAACCGTTACTGTTGACAGTGAATTTCCTGCTGCAGCTGCGTTAGCAGATGACTCAGGCAATCCAACTACAACATCAGTTGGTTCTCACTTATTAGGATATGATAGTGGTAACACTAATTGGAATAGAGTAGAAGTAGATGATGTAGGTCATTTACAAATAGATGTTTTATCAATTACTGCTGGCGACAACAATATTGGTAACGTAGATATAGCAAGTGCTTTACCTGCTGGTTCAAATACAATAGGAATTGTTGACCTTGGTTCTACTGATAATGCTGTATTAGATGCAATGGCAGCTTCACTAGCTTTATTAGACAACTCAATATCATCTGGAAATGAATTACAAGTAGATGTAGTTGCAGCTTTACCAACTGGTTCAAACACTATAGGAGTAGTTAATCTTTCGGCTACAGATAATGCTGTATTAGATACAATAGACGCAGTTCTTGATACAATTAAAACAGATACAGGAACTATAGACGCAGATACCAATGCAATAAATACTGCAACCGTAGCATCACAAGCAGCTTTAGAAAAAATGTTGTATGGAA